ACGTCTGCCCGACGGGCGGCTGAGGAGGGCTTAACCTCCATGATCTTCTACTTCAGCCAGCACATGACGACAACCGCAAAGAACTACGGACTAGCCCGACTGCGCGAGTTGTTCCCAGACTCGGACCTTACGGTACCCCAAGAGGGTAGCGTGTGCACAATGAGTTGGGCATCGCCGACGCAAGACTTGAGCGAGCGTCGCCTGGAGAAGGAGACGAGTTGGTGACTTTCACGGTAGGTGAATACCACATTCAATGGAGGTCCTCACAGCTTCTCAGCTTCGCAGTTTGTCGTCCAAGACGCGTCAGGAAAAGGAGGGTAGGCTTCGGGCAGAGAATGTCTACAACGAAGTCTACACAGCTGCTACGGCTGGCTTGACACATGTTCACTCTGAGTACCGCATGCACCCATATGCAGCCAATACCGCCTTCCAGTGTCTGCGTGCGTGGTTTCCGGATGCGGTAATCATGCGGAACGCACATGGTGTGTCCGAGTCCTTTTCAATTGATTGGAGTGCCGCCTCGTAATGCGTCGGCTACCTCCTGAGTGTTTCTTCAACCACTTCTTTTTGAGCTCCTTCGCACGCTTATCGACGTCCACATGATCAAGTACCATTTCGCCATCGTCGCCCTTCCAACCCTTTTTCTCACTCAGAAGCTCGTCAACAGCGTCTGCGTGAAAGTTAGGTGGATGGGGCATTACCTTCTTCGTTTTCCGTTTGAGCCACCCGAACATTTACTTATGACGCCGACGAGTTTTTCGCCGCAGGTCTGTGTCGTGCTTCGGGTTTCCATCGAGGAACGAGTAGACCCGAGCCATGGCCCACTGCTCTTTGCTGAGCTTCTTGGAGTACGGAGCCTTCACGCCCTTCCGGAACGTACCCTTCATCCGCACGGATGTGGGGTTGGTTTTGTAGGCACCAATGCCGCGATCATAGACTTGGCGGAGAATGGGTTGCGGGACCTTGGATATCTTCGCCAACTCACCAAGGGAGTATCCGTGCTCAGCAAGGTGGTGTTTGCGGAGGAACCGCAGACGATGGGTGCGACCACCGCCAATGTTATGTCTTTTCTTTGCCGCAGCGAGCCACTCCGGTGAGGGTGTCCACGTTTCGCCCGCCCTGGCTTTACGTACGCCATTCTTATATTCGACGGTGTGGACCATGAAGGGGTCGGGAAGATCGTCGAATCCATAGCCTTTGGGGAAGCCGGGATCCCTTGTTAAATCTAGTGGCAACTGGTCCCGGAGCCTGACGTTCATTCTCCACAAATCCTCTAGGCGGTGCTTTCTGGTTGGCTCACCTGCAAAACTATTTTCTACTATTTTACCGTTATTGCCGTCGGTATCAACTACGATACTTGCTGCCCCTGATTTCAGCTTCTCAATTTGGTCCGACGTTACGCCCTTGAGTGTGACCTCGTGATTGACCCCATTAAGAAGTACGTTCTGCGAAATAGTGGTGCCGTTCACGTTAAAACTGCGAGATACACCCTGTGAAATCTTCCCATCGCGCGATTTGACTATTACCGTAGCTTCAAGCCCACCGGGTCCACGGGACATTGGAGGTGCAAAAGGCTGCTGTGTATTCGACATTACTATACCCCCGCGAAAATCACCTACGGACAGGGCTCATTGTACTCGATAATGCCCACAGCCGAAGAGCTCCGAGCCTTATCGGACGATGTGAATCGTCTTGCCGAGTTCGTGAGGATTTCGGAAATGGACGCACGGAGTGCAGCCCGTGTCGGCGACACGTACTTCTTCGTGGAAGCCCCCAAGGGGATTCCGTCTGCGTCCATCGAAAAAGCCTTGAAGGAGACGTTTCCCGGATGTGCTGTGACGCGTAGGACGTTCACGCTGTTTTACCGCGTGTCGTGGGCGTGATGTGTTCGCGCACATGGAGTAGACTAAAACTGGCTATAACTAGAACAGTGTACGCTGCTAACTTATATGTCCAACTGCGGACGTAGTGATCGAGCAATAGACTCACGATACCCCATAATCCAACCCACGCGAGTACGGTCAATACGGTCTCTTCGAAAAAGCGATGCGGGAGTGCTTCCATTGTTTTGCGCAGAGCTTTAAAATCCACTTAGCGGTGACGGCGGCGCCTGTGCCTACGTGTGCGACGGCCTCCATGCCGATGCACCATGTCCTCGAGCGCCTCGGGGAGTCCTTTGTCTACATTTTCGGGGTCTGCGCCAGGCGGAACACCTATTCCCACCGCTACCTTTTCAGTTGCCGCCGTCTGTCCGCTCTTTCGGAATATCCACTCGTCTACGCGATAGCCGCGCATGGTGGGCGAGCTCGGACCCCGAAGATCCGAAAACATAGCGTTCACATTTGGATAAGCTCCATCCAGTCTGACGAACCTGCCAAGCCGCGACGGGAGGGAGTTCTTCCGATGCTCAATCCGGTATAAGAATCCCTTTTTTAGTTCGTTTGCGGGGATGATGGCGAGTGCTCCTTCTGGATACTTTTTCACTCCTAATCCAGTCCTGTTCTTTTCGTACTCCTTCTCCGCCTCTGCCGCCCCTGGTCTCAACCCGGGTCCACCTCCCCGTGTTCTGCGACGAGTTCCCTTCATTATCTACACGCTGCGAATAAACTCCCACTTCAGGTAGTCGCATATCTTCGCCCAAATGTGGTCGTGTGCAATCAAACGGTCCCTAGACTTGAGCAACGGAAAGTACACCTTGTACTCGTCCAGGTCCAGCAGCTCGAAAAACTTATACAGGATGTAGGAGTACGACAGGAAGTTCGTGCGGTCGTTGGGGCAGTAGAGCAGGAACGGAGCCTGAATTTCCTGGAACATAGCCCGGATCTTCTCCTCAATCTCCGGCGTGATGGTTGGAGGTGGGTTGCCGTTCAGCCTCGACAGAATGTGCGCCGCATGCTCGTAGAACTTGGACCGACCCAGCTTCTTCAGAATCTCACGAATCTCCTTCTCCGTCAGATCAGCAATGTTGTTGATGCGACGCTTACGGATCTCCAGCACCACCTCGTTCATCACCTCCTCGGGAATCATGGTCGACTCCTTCGCCTGAAACTGGTTCAGGATCTCGTTGAGGTGGTTGATCTTCTTGTACGCGTAATTGTTCCGCTCCTTCGGCGGGTCACGGAACGAAGGAAAGTCAGACACCACCAGCGAATACTCCTCGGACCCACAACGAGGGCAGACAAGAATCCCCTCGGACGAGATCTCTTCGCGCGCAACGTTGCACTGGTTACAATGCTCCGTCATCTGCTGCGTCACCTCGGGTGCATTCCCCAGTTTCATACGCGCAACGTACTCATCAAACATCTGCTTCTTGGTCATGCCGGATTCAGGCGGAGCCGCAGCGGCAAAGAACTTCATGAAGGTGGACGCATCCTTCGCAGACTGAGCTGGTTGAGCGACGGCATCCGGACGCTTGTAATAATCGATCAGGATGTCCATGTTCTTCATGTAGTACTCCTCAACCGGATGCGTCTGTGATACTTCGCATTCGATCTCTCGAACACGCGCTTCCCATTTGGAACACAAGACAACATCTCCGATCTCGTTTGACGAACGCAGAGTCTCGATTCGTTCCCGCAACGTACCTAGTTCGGCTTGAATTTCATCTCCGTGTGTTTTTGAATCACGTAACCCGTTCACAATGTTCTGATGGACAGAATCGAGGGTCCCAATGGACATCGACTCGGCGTCACGTATTTTTCTCACCCTGAACACGTCCATATAGTTCGTCTTCTACTTGTCTCATGAAAGCAGAATTGTCGCAGATGATTGGACGTTGCTTTCGGACGGCTGAGAGCAGTGTACGGAAGTCGATGCCAAAGTTCTTGGATACGAACACCAGCACAAGGAACGCGGACCGATTCACACCGGCTTTACAGTGCACAAATACCGTCCCGTTCGTAGAGCGAAGGAACAGCCACATCCAGTTCTCGAATTCTGGATACCAATCCAGGATTCGAACGAGTTGACTATCGACCGCGTGAAGCTCTGCGTACTTGTCGGGATGGTGTTTCCGCCACCACGCTGGACAATCATCGGCAAACGCGCAATTGACCACGTGGGTAATTGAGTGTTTGGCGGTAAAGAGTGGGGTGAGTTGGTTTCCAGCCCCTAACAGAATACGTGGATAGACCCACGCCGGAGGACACTGCATTGAACTAACCCAGAAAACTCGAAATGACGATGTTAACGAAATGAGCTAAGACAACCGACGCAGCACTGACGACGGCGGCGCCCTGATAACTTACAACCCCGTTTGACGTGTAAGCACTAGGGATGTATTGAAGCAATAGGTTACGAGGGGTCGACAGCGACAACACAAACGTCGCGGCAAAGAAGGCAATGTACAGTTGGAGATTGCGGAACATGAATGC